CTCTGGCTGCTCTGGCTGCTCTGGCTGCTCTGGCTGCTCTGGCTGCTCTGGCTGCTCTGGCTGCTCTGGCTGCTCTGGCTGCTCTGGCTGCTCTGCAGGATTATCTTCATCCACCAGCTCGGCATAACCTTTTTTGATCAGCTCGCGACCGTGCAGATCCTGCGTCTCGAATAACTCACCGTCATTGACCACCCGGCTACCGAACAAAATCGGTACAAGTGCTTTAACTTTCATGAATATCTCCTGAAAAAGCGGCCCACAGGCCGCTATATGTGGAAGCCATTAGCCGCCAGTCGGTGGAGTTGGAACGGTGAAAGCACCGGTAACGAAGGCTTCCGGGCGTTTGACGGCCAGCGCCACACGTTCTTCGCAACGAATGGAGATCATGTTCTTCTCGAAGTCGTCGGCGTTCTCGGTACTGATCACCACGTTGGCCTCTTCGCGGTCGAAGAGTTGAGCACCTGCGCTGAATGCACCGGTCAGGAATTTGCCCAGGAACGCACTGGCTTCAGTTGCGACAACAGGCAGGCCCCAGAGCGTCGGGCCGACGAGCGCTGATGGGTTAGCAAGGATATAGCGGCCCAGCGTGTCCTTGAGCAGCTCAATTTTGGCCCAGTCAGTGAAATGCAGCACATGGCCCGTTGATGGGAAGCGGGCTAACTGGGCCTGTAACATCGCCAGACGCAGATCATCAATGCCGTTTTGCATCGCCACTTCGAACGCCGCTTTATACTTCGACGCCTGGGGCATGATGCCCTCCAGGTGAGCACCTGTACCGTCACCGAACAGAATTTCCTGCTCTTCGACATATTTCAGGCCAAAGCGCAGTTCTGCATCCACCGTCGATTGCAGCTGCGCAAAGTCGTCCAGGATTTGCTTGGATGCCTTGAACATGTGCGCCAGGGTGCGAACCGGTGTGATTTTTTCCGCAAACTGGATATCACTGTACGGTTTTGCCGTATTTTCAGGCACTGCTGCGGCCTTGTTGGTGAAACCGGTTTGCTGTACCCAGTAGATAGTGCTGGAGCCTGTTTTACCTGGTGCGATCAAGTCGCGGATAAACAGACGTTGTTTCGGGGCGGTATCAATGCCCGGCAGGCGTTGCGGTGCCACAATTTGCCCAGGTACATCGGTAGAGATCAGCGCGGCATTAACAGGGATGCTCAGGCGTTGGTTACCCTGGATACCGGAAGCGAAGTCCTTTAGGGCTGAGGCCGAAATGACCTGTTGACCAACTGACTGAATAACTGCAGCAGCACTGCTTAATGGCATTTGCGCCACATGCTGCTCCAGCTCACCTAACGCGGACTTCAACGTTTTCTCTGCGGCCTTCATGGCATTCAGCTCGGTGGCCATTTTATCAACGGCATCTTTTGTTTCTGCTGAAAGCTCGCCGGACTTTTTGGCCTCTTTCAGCGCGTCTTCTGCTTTGGCATTAAATTTACTGGTCGCATCTTCGATAGATGCGGTGACTTTTTTCAGGATTTCATTTACTTCAGACATAATTTCTCCAGATTATTGGCATGCCGAAACCAGCCCACTTAATGCGGCGTCCAGTTTGGCTAAGGTTTCAGGGGATGCTTCGGCAGCGCTCGGCGTGCCAGTTGGATCGGTAACAGCGCCCGGCGTGTTACCCGTAAGGGCTTTCAAAAGCTTGCGGCGTTCTGACCGTGGGGTGTTCGTCTTGGCCAGTAAAGAATCCAGCTTGCGCAGAGCAGCGGCTGGCGACTCGTCATCACTGGTGACCGAATCGGAGGAAAGCAGACCATCAGCCAATCCCTTCTCGATAGCATCACTGCCACCAATATAGGTTTCGCCGTCCATCATCTGTTTGACGGCGTCACTATCGAGACCTGAACGGGCCGAGTAAATATCTGCCATCGCGTTATCGAAAGGCTCAAGATAATCCACCATGGCGGCAAAATCATGGCGGTTACCTATCGCCACTACCCAGCAGTTGTGGATCATCAGGAAGGCCCCGCGACCGATCTGAATGTCATCGCCGGCCATCGCAATAATTGATGCTGCACTGGCGGCCAGTCCCAACACTTTCACAGTCACCTTTCCCTGGTACTCGCGCAACAGGTTGTAAATCGCCAGGCCTTCGAACATATCGCCGCCAGGCGAATTAATGTTTACGGTGACGTCGGCACCATTCATTGACCGCAATACGCCCGCAATACGCTTCGCCGTAACCCCTTCCCCCCAGTAGTCCTGCCCGATAACATCAAACACAGAAATCGTATTATCGTCAGAGGCTGCGGCTTTCAGGCCGCCATTCCAGCGATCGAGCGCTGAGGGTAAGGGTTCGCAGGTGACACCCGCGCAGGGGCGCCCCGCCGGCGCTGCCGGAAGTTGTTTTTTTGTCATGGGGAGTTGCTCCTACGCCGCTTTTTTCAGCGGTGACTGATCTTCAGGAATGTCAGGGAAAAGGTAGTTATGAAGCTTGGTAATACCGCTGGCCTGAGCGCCGAGGTTATTCTGTTTCAAATCTTCCAGAGGGGTCAGGTTAAGCTGCACGGTGTAAATATCTCCACCCGGTATTGGCGGCAGATTTTCAAGTCTGCGGACATCGTTGCGGCTCATCCAACCATTTTGCAGCGCTGTGGTGTAATACGCAGAGCGACCGACGCTATCAGCACGCAGCAAGCCTTCAACCGAGAACTCAGCAAAGTAATCCTCGTCACCATCTAGGAGGCAGCGAGCTATTTCCTGCTCGATATTCACCAATAAAGGCCGCAACGTATTGGTCAGGAATATCAGGTTCATGCCCTCAACGCTTGACGCCCAACTACTCTGCTTCGTGACGTGCCCCACCATAAACGGGGGCACCCGAAACCAGCGGCAAATCTCTTCGATACTGAAAGCGCGACTTTCCAGAAGCTGTGCAGCCTCTGGATTCATCGTCACGTTCTGGTAGGAAAGCTCATTTTCCAGCACCATCAACTTACCGGCATTTTTTGAGCCGATAAACGATTGCAGGCTTTTACGCAGACGCTCTCGCTGCTCTTTGTTCAATGCCGTTTTTGACGATAAAAAACCGGTGCTTTGAAGGCCGTTTTCGAAAATCTTGGCAGCAGCTTCATCCACGGCCATTGCAGCGCCAAATACATCACGGCCAGAACTCAAAGGCATCATGCCGCACACACCATCCAGACCAAAGCCGCGGATATGCATCATGCGGTCAACGGGGATCACTCGCTTTGTCCCGTTCTCGGTATACGTATATTCAAGCTTGCCCGTCGGTAGGCGTTTAACCACCATGTTTTGTGGCAAGAGCGGGTCCAGCGCCACCAACTTGCGGCCTATCATTTTCTTTTCAACGAACGCATTACCCCGCAAGCAAATACTGGCCACCACCAGCAACATGAACCGCGAGGGCGTCATTTCCAGATTGGGCCGCCGGCACAATACCTGGTAAGCAGGATGATCCTGAGCAAGTTTGCGGGAACCATCCGCCTCACGCACATACACTTTTAGCGGCAGCGTGGAGATCGACTCACTGAGCAGGCGAATGCAGGCCCAGACAGAGGAAAGCTGGATTGCCTTGTCGGCAGTGACCACCTTGCCGCTGCTGCTGGTACCAAACCATTCTTGCCAAAATGTCCCGGTGGTGAGACTGATCGGGACACCCAGCCAATTTAAAAGGGCGCTTTTAACGCGCCCCGGTTGTTTGTTTTTGTCCATCAGATACCCACTATGATCGGATCATCAAAAAAGCCTTCTAAATCGCTGTCGTCTTCCTGTATGTCTTCTGCTGCCCCCACGGACATTGCCAGCGCAACAATACCGTCTATACGCCCATTGCTGCGGCGCTTGCTGAACACCCGGTTTTCACTTTTATCGGACTCGGTTACGGCGTTGGCCGCATTCCAACGAAGGCAGGGATTAAACAGAATGGTGATTTTCTTATCGATAATGAGTTTTTCCAACAACTCGATAGAGTGTGGCATCCAGAGCCCAGACTCTTTGGATTTACCGAAACCCTGCCCGTGCGGCACAAGAGGAACGGTGATCCCTTCATCTATGAGCTCCGGCTCCAGGTAGTCCATATGGTAACGGTCAAATGCGATGGACTGCATATCAAACAGCGCCGCCAGTTGGGCGATGCGTTTTGACACTGCGCCATAATCGATAACACTGCCGACGGGGGCGTGAACGTATTCCTCACGCACCCAGGCGTCATAAGGAACGCGGTCATTTCTGGCCCGGTCGAGTAACGTATCCTTCGGCGTCCAGAACTCAACGAATGCCGTTCTTATCTCTGGGAAATATAGTGATAGCGCGGTTAAATCTCGCTTGCCGGACAAATCCAGACCGCCATAGCACATCTGGCCCTGCAGCTCGGCGATATCGAACGTCTTTTCACAGGCCATCCAAACATCGCCGCCGATCCACGGATTCTCGGCATCGACCCATTCACAGAAGTTTAGGCGCCGCACCAGGCTTTCTTTTGACGGCATACCCCGTGCATCTTCCACCTGCTCGCGCAAATATTCAGGCTGAAATGTCTGCCCCATCGAGGGATTGGCTTTTGCCCAGCATGACTCATCCTTGAAAGGATCGTCGCCTTCATCCAGCGAACAGATAAACGCAAAGAAGGCATCGTTTTTTTTCTGGCCGGCGGCCAGCTGCTTGCCGTACTGGTGATATTCGTAACAGACGCTGGTTTTATCGTGGCCACTGTTCGTGATCATGAAAATCAGTGCCTGCCTGCGACCTTTGGTACCAGCACGCATCATCTCGACAGCTTTGTTGTCTTTGTGTTCGTGAACTTCGTCAATCAGTGCACAGTGTGGTCGGGGGCCTGACTGGCCATCATCGGAACTGATGGGTCGGAAGAAAGAACCGGTCTGCAAGAAAGCCAGGTTCCATTCTTTACCTGCCCCGCCAGATGCATCAATGCGCTGCGACAATGCTGGCGACTGGTTAACCATCGCTACCGCATCGCGAAACAAGATCATCGCCTGGTCTTTTTTCGTCGCTGCCGCATAGACCTCTGCGCGTGGCTCTTTATCAGCCATCAGGCAATACAGCCCGATCCCCGCTGAAAGGGGCGATTTTCCCGACCCTTTACCCGACTCTACATACGCCGTGCGAAAGCGGCGTGAGCCGTTCGCCCTTTTCCATCCAAAAATTGAGCCGACGACGAAAGCCTGCCATGGTAGAAGAATGAAGGGCGCACCTTCATGCTCGCCGCCATTCAGCTTGAGCACCTTGGCGAAGAAGTCGATCACGCGGCTCACAGCTTCAACATCCCAATGCAGGCCCCGGCCTTCTCCCTCAACCAAATCATTAAGGTGACGCTGGCAGGCATTGCGTATGTCGGGCCCGGCGAGGGTCCTGCCCTCGGTAACATCTAGGGCGTACTGTGTTGCCGGGTCAGGTGCCGAAGAATTCGTCGAGCGGGTCCGTTTCTTTTTTTCCACCATTTACATTTACCTTTGACCTGGCCGCTGGCGTCAGACCAAATTCCACCAAATAACTTTTGAAGCGGCGATCCGCATCCGCCAGCATGGAAACAGCAGGGTTGGCCTTGATCAGAAATCCCCCTTCGGTTTGTACCGTATAGGTGCGACCTTCGTCAGTGATGGTGTTTCGCAGTTGGAGAATGTCGGCATAAATATCGCAGAGGCGCTCAAGCGCAAAAGTATCAGCAACGGTCAAAACGCCCATGCCGTCGAGAAGAACGGTCATCCGGCCCCAGGCGGTTTTCCCCCAGTCGGTGAGATGCGCAGGAGGGCTGGGAATTTCGCGGGCCGGCATCGGCTCTTTATCATTAAGTTTTCTTTTGCCCGGGTTACCCGTCACCACTTTTAAATGGGTCGGTTTCGGGCGTCGTCCTGCCATCGGAACCTCCCAGAAAAAAACTTTTCATTTCGCGGTTGTGCACACAAATGACTAGCGGCGGTCTTTAAAAGCGAGAGGGTTGAACTCTTACCCCGCCCCTCCCCACCGCATTCAAACGCCGCTGTCAGCGGTTCCAGTGCGACGCAGGGTCAAGCGGCAGGCCGTCAGGCGAGCACCCTATTACCTTGCCGGTCTTCTCCATACGTTGCTTTGTGGAGTCGTGGTGCGGCTTACATAATCCCTGCCAGTTCTTGCGGCTCCAGAACAGATGCTGCGCCTTCTTCATTTCCTCTGGCGTCTTGGCCTCTTTCATGCGGTGTGGCACGATGTGATCGACCACAGTCGCCGCCTCAATGCGCCCCATCTGCTGACACATGACACACAGAGGATTGGCTCGAAGGAACACGAGGCGCTCAGCCTGCCACTTGCTGCCGTAAAGCTTCTTAGCGGCCACGGGTGACTTGCCATAACTTGCCGCCGGCCTGCAGCTCCCTTTCGATTGCAGTCTCAGCGGCTTTCCTTGCCAGCTTGGCGACTTCTTTCATGAGATCAGAATGGTTGATAGTGCCATCTTTAATCTGCGCGTCACTGATAAATACCTGGCCGACACTGATTGTGTAGGCTGATTGACCCACATACTCGGCAGGCTCGCCAAGGTACTGAGTCTTCTGTATGCGCTCACTCAATTCAGCAATGCGCATCAGCTGATTCTCCAGCACCGTGAGGGCTGAGGTATCAACATTAATGCCGAGGGACATAGTGCCAACACTCTCAGCTGTCTTGGGCTGGATGGCATCAATATTATCCTGGTCACCTACGACAGGGACGTAACCACCTTTAACCGACAGAGTGATCGGGAAGTATTCGGGGATGCCGCTTACCGTAGTACGCACACCATGAAGGTCATAGCGCGCCGTGCCTGCCGGGTTGCTTAACTCATAGCCATCTTTGGTGACGGTTATGCCGAGGTTGCGCATCACATCGCGCAGGGGTAACTGTTTCATTCCGAATCTCCAAATAGAAAAGCCACCAGCCTGCCGATGCGCTGGGTGCGCGGTAGGTGCAAAGTGATAGCTTTGGTTATTGTGCATTACACAGCAGCCTCGAAAAGCCGCTCTGTGATGCGCCTGCTTTTAACCACATCAGGCAAGGTGGTATCTTGAGTCTTCTCACAGAACTCAAAACGAGGAAATTATGGAAGATATTAAATATTCAGACCTGTTGAAACTCGCGGAATCACAGGCAATACAAATTGCCGCACTACAAAATATTGTCATGGGGCTTTATGCCACTGCCAGCCAAGAACAAAAATCCGAGGTGAGAAAGGCCATCGACGGCGTATACAAAATGAGCGTATCGTCAGGTGATAATGATGCACCAACAGAGAGAGTGTTTGCTTATACGAATGCTATCCTCGCTTCACTGCCCGAATAGGTTCCAAACTAGATACCAATAATGTAGCCATTTTCTCTAATGTTTCAGTGCCTATAGCTGCAGGGGGAGAATGGCGTTTCATCATCTCAACTTTCAATGCTGTCACCTCGTCCTCCAGCTTATTAACTCGTCGCTTAAGATCCATACCTATCTCCCGTTAGCAAAGACCATCTGTAATACTTAGGAAACCTCAGCGGATACGGTGAGCTCAGCAAGCTCTGGTCGATCATGCTCAATACGCAAATCACCGTCACCCGCGACACCACTGAAAGTCCGTGTAAACGGACCGGTTACAAGTCCCGTGAATTTATCTTCCACCAGCAATCTATCCTGCTGGAAAACCTTCACGTTAACCTCTGAGCCGAACACCCGCCCGTTATGGCTTTCCTCAAGCCTGTTGATTGTGATCGATAAAGTTTTCACTGTGTTCTCCCGGCGCTCTGTGACCACTGCTGGAAAGTAGATTTCTTTCCGGTTCGGATAATAGGGTTCGATTCGTCAATCGTCCCAATGACCAGTCGCGGCTTACCCTGCCTGTCGGTAATCACCATCCCCCGATCATTCATGAACATCCGATGACTCTTCGATTTAGTGCTGAATTGCATCAGTTCCCCCTCCCGATGGATACCCGCCATTTGTTCAGCGTGGCCACCTGGCCGGCGCAAATTGATAAAGCTGTTTGTAGCGCCAGCGTGTAGCTCAGCGCATCGCCCCACGTATTGCCCTGCAGCGCTGGTTGCTCATGCAGTGTGAATACGGACTCAGGGGGTAGTAGGATTATTTGCTGTGGCGCTGGTGGCGTTCTGCTGCAGGAGGTCAATAACAGCGGCAGGCATAGGACTATTGCCACATTTATCGCTTTTAAGTGCATCGTGTAATTTCCTCTGGTACGTTTCCCCCTGCTGGCGCAGTTGCTGATTATTCTTTTGTTGTTCTGCCATCAGCGTGCGGTTACGGGCGTCCTGTTCCTGCATGGTGGCAATCAGTCCTGACTGCTGCGCCAGTGTTTTTTTCTGCTCCGCAGCTTGCTGTCGTACCAACTCCAGCCGATGAGACAGCAACGAGCTATAGCCGCCCAGACAGATCACTGCCACCAGCAGGAGCAGCAATCCCCCACGGGTCAGCTTTGATACCAAGCCAGTCATGACAAGAACACTTCATGCTCAGCTGCTCGGCGCTTCACCAGCCCAGGCATAACCTTGCCACCGCTGAATTTCCAACGAGGGAATTGGTCAGCCGCGCCCTGCACATCACCAATATTGAATTCCTTCACCAATGTGGACTGTGCGAAGTTAGATCCTCCGACGTTGAACGCCAGCGACACCATCGCGTCAAACTGGTTCTGCGTCATTGGACGCTTGATAGCGCTGTTTACCGTCAACTCATACACGGCCAAATCATC